ATATTATATTTTGTACATTACATCACGATTTAGGTAAAGTAGGTAATTTAGAATATGATTATTATATACCTAATGAATCAGAATGGCATAGAATAAATCAAGGTAAGATGTATGGTTATGATGAGAACTTACATTGGATGACTGTTACTGATAGGTCTGTTTGGTTGTTAAGTCAATTTGATATTAAAATGAGTGAAATAGAATATCTCGCTTTAAGGTTAACTGATGGTATGTATGAAGAGGCTAATAAAGGTTATTTTATGGGATATGGTGAAGGTAAGAATTTAAAAACTAACTTACCACATCTTTTACATAACGCTGACAGTTTAGCTACTCGTTGGGAAAAAGAACAGTATATGTTTAGTTCAGATTCAGATATTAAATACGAAGAAATTTTTAATACAGAATTGAAAGTAGAAAGAGAGCGAGAAGAAGCTGAAGCTGTAGAAAATATGAAACAAGCTTTAGTTAAAGATGAAACACCTGATATACTTTCTGAAAAATCAAAAGACTTATTCAATGAATTGTTTGGAGATAAATGATGTGGGTAGAAATAATATTAGTAATAGAAACTGTAGCGGTTATAGTTGAAGGTTATATAATTTGGAATTTAAATAAAAAAACCGAAACATTAGAAACTTGGGTAGAAGATTTTACTCAAAGAATTGAAACAGTTCAAACTGATTTGAAAGTTATTGATGATAAGGGAGCTTTTGAAGCAGATGATGAAGTAGGTACAATATTTGAACAGATAAAAGAAACTGTGGATGAGTTAGATACTTTAAGAGGAGAAGAGATTGATGTCAGTTAAAAAAAGAAGAAAGAAAAGTAAAATGTATTTTGGACAACCAGTTCAAGATGCAATTATTAGATATAATAAAACTTCAAATCCGTCAATTAAGAATAAAATTTATGAAGAACATATAGCGGCCGCATTTGAAAAAATGGCAGAGAATTTAATACATACTTTTAAATTTTATTATTTCGATGTACCACTTGATAATGTTAAACACGAAGTAGTATCTTTTATGGTACTACAATTACCCAAATATAAACAAGAAAAAGGTAGAGCGTTTTCATATTTTTCTATAGTAGGTAAAAATTATTTAATATTAAATAATAATAACAATTATAAAAAAATGAAAATACATGATGATATTATAACTTTAGATTATAAAAGAAATGTATTTGGTGAAAGTGAAAAAACTGAAATTGATGAATTCAATAAAGAATTTGTAAATCAAATGTTAGAATATTGGGAAAATAATATTACAAATGTATTTCGTAGACAAAAAGATATTTTAGTAGCTGATGCGGTATTAGAATTATTTAGACGTAGATTAAATATTGAAAATTTTAATAAAAAAGCTCTGTACATTATGATTAGAGAAATGACAGGTTCTAATACACAACATATTACAAGAGTGATAAATCAAATGAAAAAATATTACGCTAATATGATACAAGAATTTTCACAGACTGGAGATATAGATACTTCAAATACAGGAAGTATTTTTTAATAAATACGCCATCTTAGCTCAGTTGGTAGAGCAGCTGATTTGTAATCAGCAGGTCCACAGTTCGAATCTGTGAGATGGCTCGGGGCTGTAGCTCAGTTTGGGAGAGCGCCACACTTGCACTGTGGATGCCGCTGGTTCGAGTCCAGTCAGCTCCACTTCACATAAAACGAGATGTAGTTCAGTCAGGTAGAACACTTGCTTTGGGAGCAAGGGGTCGTTGGTTCAAATCCAGCCATCTCGACTTGCCAGGGTAGCTCAGTTGGTAGAACAGGGGTTTTGTAAACCTCAGGTCGTTGGTTCGAATCCAATCTCTGGCTCCACAAGAAGAAGACTTCATTAACAAACTTTGGTTAGCCGTATTAGGGTTGAAGTTTTTTGTATAAAAAAAAGGGGAACTAAAAAGCTCCCCTTTTTTTATGCTTGATAGTGTAGGGCTATCAAACCTATTTCGCTCCTACTTACGAAATAAACCCACCAACACCAACAATGCGACGAGTCCGGCGAAACCCGATTCGCCGAATGTGTTTATGATAGATGTTAGGTTACCAATAACTTTGACACCAAAGATACCAGATCCAAAGATTACTTCAGAAACAGCACCTATAGCTACAAAAGACATCATTAGATGAGCTAAGTCATCAACGTATCCTTTAACCATTGTTATGATTTCCTTCATCGGTTATCTCCCGTTAGTTAGAAAAAAAGGGTAAATCGGTAAAAACCTCAAAACCCTTTACTCAATAATAACTATATACGCATACAAATAATAAATTTCAATATATATTTATATATAGAAGTTTTTAGGTTGTAATATATTTATATTTGAGTTTTGAGTATCAATTAAGAGACAAATAATATTTAAGGTAAGCTATGGCAATCGATTACGAAATCTTTGAAGGAAAATCACTTTCTTCTCTTTTTAAAGACATATACGATAATACACAATATAATCGTAAACAACTTGATGTGTTAACGAAAGAACTTGTTCAATTTATTAAAGACGGCGACACCGCAATTCAGATAGTTCCGATGATAAAAGAGTATTTAGAAATTAATGTTAAGAATGATGACCAACTTGTAAAAATGGCAGGAGTTGTTCAACGATTAATTTCAGCGGAAAGTAGAGCTGGCACTGAAGATGAATATGGATTATCAGAAGAAGAGAAAGCACAACTACTTACAGGGATGGAAGATGTTGTTAAAGATTTACAAGTAGAATCAGATAAAATACACAACAAAATAGAATCAGTAAAAAAGGTAAGTTAAATGGCCTGGAAACATAAAAGAACTGTAGATACAACTACGTCTTACCCAACTGGTATGCCAACTTATTCCAGAATAGCTTCAATGGTAAAACAAATTATGAACGCTTCACAATATGACTACCATGAATCAGAAGCGTTTGAAGTTAAAGAAGTTATATTAAATGAACCTGGAAATCGTGGTAGTGTTAAAGGAACTTTTATTAATAATCCAAATCAAGAAATACTCGGTGGAGTTGTAAAACCTTTAATGCCTAATGTTGTTACAGTTCCTGTAGTCGGTGAACACGTAGTAGCTATTGAATATAATGGACAACATTATTATACAAGTATTATAAATCGTAAAGGTTCTATAAATGAAAATTCTATACCGGGCGCTTCTGGTACGTATGAAAAGAATACAAAGTATGGTAAAACTTTTGAAAGAAAAAATGTTAAACCACTTCAAATAGGTGAAGGTTGTGTTTTATATGAAGGTAGATTTGGACAGTCAATACATTTTGATAGTCATAAAAATAAACCATCAATTAAGATACGAACAAATATAGATGAAAGTGAAGGTGCATTTACAACTGAAAATATTGATACAGATGATAGTTCAATTTATTTAACATCAGACGGATTATCAGGTACAGAGTTTGACGGTGAACAAATTAAGGGTAAAAAAATACTAATAAAATCTGACGGTATATTTATTAATGGAAGAGATGAAATTAGATTAAATTCAGATGAAATAAAAATAAGTAATGGCGCCGACCAATCAGTAGTAAGAGGTGAAGATTTGAAAAAATTTTTAGATGATATGTTAACAGATATAGACTTATTTTTTACAAACGCTATGGCAACTATACCACCCGCAGCTCCAGGTGGTGGTGCTGTAGCTAGTCCTGTGTTTAAAGCGGGTATACAAACCATTAAAGGAAAATTAGAAATAAACACAATGTTAAGTAATAAAGTAAAAACATCATAGGAGTTATTATGACAAAAAAAGAGTTAATGAAAATAATACAAGAAGTAGTCCGTAAGGAAGTAAAAAAAGAAGTGCAAAAGATATTTATAAAAGAAGAAACTTCACCTTTACTTCAAGACGCGGTAGTAAAAAAACCAAAACCTAAAAAAGAAGAAATTAGTTATTCATCTAATAAGACTTTAAATAAAGTTTTAAATGAAACAGTTGGACTTTCAAAAACAGATAACCAATCTGAAGAATATCCAACTATGGGAAGTGGAGTATTTGATACAAGTCGTATGAGTGAACTTATGGGTTATGGTAAACCAGAAGATGTTAAAAGAGATATGGTAGCTGTTGATACTATGAAAAAGGTGGGCGTTACTTCAGAACAAGTACCAGAGCATGTAACGAATGCTTTAACAAGAGATTATTCAGACTTGATGAAAGCTATGGATAAAAAAGGAAAATAAATGTCCGCATTAGAAACTGATTTAAATCCTAATACCTATATTGGTTTATCTTTTCCATTAAGACAAGATAAGTTTAATGACTTTGCAATGACAAAGACATCATTACAACAGACACGACACAATTTAAAAAATTTATTACTAACATTTCCAGGTGAAAGAGTAGGACAACCTGAATTTGGTAGTAGATTAAGAGCGTTATGTTTTGAACAAATAGATGATGAATTACCAGCTAAACTTGAAGAAGAAGTAAAACAGGCAGTTTCAACTTGGTTACCGTATATTAATATACAAGAAGTTAATACATTAACTGAAGAACAGGATCAAAATAAAATTCATGTGGAAATAAAATTTTCTACTACATTGAATCCACAAACAACAGAATCAATAACAGTAGATGCAAGCTATACAGCAGAGCGAGTTTAGGAGTAATTAAATGGCCCGAACAAGTGTAAACAAGAATGTAGTTAAACAAGTAAATTATCTTAATAAAGATTTTAGTGATTTTAGAGATAATCTAATAGAGTTCGCTAAAGTTTATTTTCCAAATACATATAATGATTTTAATGAAGCATCACCAGGAATGATGTTCATAGAAATGGCAGCTTATGTAGGTGATGTGTTATCTTATTATATTGATTCACAATTTAGAGAATCGTTACTCGCATACGCGGAAGAAAAACGAAACGTTTATAACATAGCTCAGTCATTTGGATACAAGCCAAATGTTACGGCACCATCAAATGTTGTATTAGATGTATTCCAAACTATTCCAGCATTGAATGAGAAACCTGATGAAAGATATGCGTTAACTGTTAATGCGGGAACACAAGTTAAATCAACAAGTACCGGTACAACGTTTAGAACATTAGAAGATTGTAATTTTAAATTTTCAAGTTCCTATGACCCACGTGAAATTACAATATTCGAAAGTGATTCAGGAGCTCCTACAAAGTTTTTATTGAAAAAGAAAGTTAAAGCTGAGAGTGGGAATATAACTACAGAAACTTTTACATTTGGTACAGCAGAAAAATATAGTCAAATTAAATTATCAAATCCTAAAGTTATAGAGATAATATCTGTAACTGATAGTGACGGTAATACATGGTATGAAGTTGATTCGTTGGCCAGAGATACAGTTTTTGTTGATATGGAAAATAATTCTACTAATGACCCTACATCAGTAACTAATAAAGATACAGCTCCTTATATATTAAAATTAAATAAAACATCACGAAGATTTACAAGTTATATTGATCAAAATGATTCAACAGTTCTTAGATTTGGAGCAGGAATATCTGAGAATGCAGATGAAGAAATAATTCCGAATCCAGATATGGTTGGTTCAACTTTACCTGGCAGTCCTACTTATTTAACAACAGCTTTTGATCCAAGTAACTTTCTAAAAACTAAAGCTTTTGGATTAGCACCAGCTGCTACAACTCTTAGTGTAAGATATGCTTATGGTGGTGGTATAGATGATAATGTAAACGCTAATGATATTACAGATATATCAAGCATCACATATACAATACAAGATAGTTTGTTAACAACATCATTAGTTCAAGATGCAAAAGATTCAGTATCATTCACCAACCCAAAACCAGCTACAGGTGGATCAGCCGGTGAATCAATTAGAGAAGTTAGAGAAAACGCGCTGGCATTCTTTCAAGCTCAAAGTAGAGCTGTAACAAAAGAAGATTATATTGTAAGAGCATATTCATTACCACCCAAATATGGTAATATAGCTAAAACTCATTTAGTACAAGATGACCAATTAAATAAGTCTATAGGTACTGATGAATTAGAAAGAAAAGTAACTCAAGAAGATGTTGATAATCAAAGAACAATAAAATCATTACAAGTTAGAACACCTAATCCGTTAGCGATGAATATGTATTCTTTAGGATATGATTCAAATAAAAAGTTAACATCATTAAATCAAACAGTTAAAGAAAATTTAAAAACTTATTTATCACAATTCAGATTAGCTACAGATGCTGTTAATATTAAAGATGCTTATATAATTAATATTGCAGTTAATTTTGCTATCTTAACAAAAACAGGTTTTAATAAAAATGATGTATTGTTAAGATGTGTAGCCTCAGTTAAAGATTTTTTCGATATTGATAGATGGCAAATAGGTCAACCAATTATTATGTCTGATATAGCTTATGAATTATCTTTAGTAGATGGTGTAGCATCAGTTGTAGCTCCTACAGATAATAATCCTGAAAAATTACCTATTGTTATTGAAAACAGATATAAACCTGGAGATGGATATTCTGGTAACTACTATGATATAAGAAGTAGTTTAATTGATGGAGTTTTATATCCAGCTTTAGACCCAAGTATTTTTGAAGTTAAATATCCTAACGCCGATATTAAAGGTAAAGTTGTCGGTGATAGTTTGGGTATAACGGAGTAAGTAAATGCATTATTTTTTATTTCCAGAAAAAGATACAACTCTTTTCGAAGCCAGTTCCAGTTTGAACGCGGGTTTAGATGAAGTATTAGAAATTAGAAAAAACGTTAGTGAAACCGGAGCAACTGTAGATGTTTCTCGAATTTTAATGAAATTTGATTTAACGTATATTTCAGAATCAATTGTAAATAATAGAATAACAAATCCTAAATATTTTTTAAATTTGTATGACGCTAATCCAAAAGCATTGGCAACATCACAAAGTTTATATGCATATCCAGTAAGTCAGAGTTGGGTTATGGGTCAGGGAACTTATAGTGATGATCCATTTACAAAAGAAGGTGCGAGTTGGAGATACGGTGATAGTAATGGTACAACGTGGTCTTCAACTGTAAGTTCTTCAGGTGGAGTTTGGTGGAGTGGAAGTGGATATGAAGCCTCACATTCTTTTGACCATAATACTAAAGATATGAGAATGAATGTTACACTACTTGTAAATCAATGGTTAAGTGGTTCAATTGTAAATGATGGTTTTATGATTAAACGAAGTGGTAGTATAGGAAATACTGATCCGTCAGCTTCAGAAGGTAGTACAGCCCGATTGGGTAGTTTTTCATTTTTTTCATCTAACACTAATACAATATATCCACCTACATTAGAAGTTGTTTGGGATGATTCTAAATGGTCAACGGGATCATTGTCACCATTAACAGGTTCTGCTTTAGAAGATATGACAATTTATATGAAAGGATTAAGACCTGAATATAAAGAGAAATCTAAAGCAAGATTTAGACTTGTAGGTAGAGAAAGATTTCCAGCTAAAACATATTCAACAACACCCTCTAATTTAAATGTAAAATATTTACCAAGTACTTCATCATTTTATTCTATAGTTGATGCTGAAACCAATGACGTTATAGTTCCATATGGAACTGGTTCAAAACTAAGTTGTGATTCAACTGGTAATTATTTTAACTTGTGGTTGGACGGATATCAACCTGAAAGATATTATTCTATACAGTTTAGAGTTGTAAGTGGTAGTGGAACAGTTGAAGAACTTGACCAATATTTTGATGAGGGATTTACGTTCAAGGTATCGCTGTAATGCCTTACACAAAACCAGAATTAGAAAACATAGATTTTTATCAGTCTTTTGTAAAAGGTCTTCGAACTAAATATTTAGAAGAATTAAAAGAATACGCTGAAGCTGGGTTTAGACAAAACGGAGTTTTTTATTCTTTTGAAGATATAATATCTACAGCTGGTATAGAAGATGCTCAATTAAGTAATAATATGAATTCGATGTATATTAATTACTTGACTGTAGAACAACAAGAGTCAGTAAAAACATTAAATAATTATTCTTATCCAAGATACATAAAAACTAAAACCTTAGAAAAAATAGTAGATAGAAGTATTTCAGAATTAGCTGAATCAAAATTTGCCGAAAAGTTACCAGATGATATAGAGAACGGCGATGTAGTTACAAATGAAGATGCAAAAGATTTTAGGAGATGGCTTATAGATGCTAATCAAAAAAGAATATTTCCAGATTTGGCAACATATTATGGTAGAGGATATATGTTAGGAGGATTGAAGACTCTCACTAAAACTGTATTAGAGACTATCCCTGATGGAGAACCTGTAGAATAATGAGTAGATTAAATGAAAAAGATTTAGAACTTTTACAAACGGGTCAAACAACAGATTTGGCTTCAGCTCAAGATGCTTATTTGGGTGGTGAATTTACTACTAACTCAAATGATTATATTCAAGTTTTAATTTATGATACAAATAATAATTTTATAGAAAGTGGTATCGCAGACCCAAGTGATTATTCATATGATAAAGATAACGGAGTAAAATTAAATACAGGTACTATTCTTAGAAAAATGGGTTATGATAGAGGTAGGTATGTTGTTAAATATAATTTTTTAAGAAAAGCTGCAGGTTCATACGAAACAATATTAGTTGATTCTCAAGGTAATAGATGGTTAGGTGATTATCATACAATGCCAGGCGGTACTATTATGACAGGACAAGCACATTCAGATACAGCTAAAGTTTTATTTTTAAAAGAGTATAAATATTTTATACATGAAATATCACCATCAAGAAAAGAAGTACGATTAGCACCACAACCTATAGAAGATGATAAATATTTAAATGATTTTTATTATGCACAAAAACAAGTTAAAAAAATAACATTACCTAATTTACTAAGTTTTTCAGCAGATTCAGATGCATTGAAACCTGATAGTACTACATTACAGGTAGAAGGTAATTTCCCAATCACAAAACAGATGGTAGGTGGGTTTATAGCAATAGACAATGCATTTATTGAAAGATATATTGAACCACCAGGAACATCAGATGGTTCAGACACTACTCCAACTAACGAAGTAGAAAGTAATGTGATTCAAGCAAAATTTATTATTTCAAATGAAGATGCAGCTCAATATCTAAAAGGTGATAGAAGTATGAGTAAAATATATGATAGATTCGTAGGTCTTGAAGACAGTGCATTCCCAACTGATGATTCTGGAATTAAATATGAAAGTAGGAATCTTAAAGGGATATATAAATTAAAGTATGATATATTTGATCCACCTGTATATAAACAAAAAGACCCGAATAATGCTACACTTTCTCTTAAAAGTGTTTCAAGTAAACCAAATGTATCTACAAAATATACATGGGAAATAACTGGATATGATTGGAGTAGCAGTAGTGGTTGGGGGAAAATATCAGCTCATACAAGTACTCACGATGGAGATGTTTCAATAGATTCACCAACACCATCACAGAATTCCTTATTAAAGGTTACAGAAGAATCTACTACTGGCAGTGAGATTAGAATAACAATATGGAGTACAAATACTCATGTGGGTGTTAAATTAACTATAGAACCTAAAGACGGACAACCAAGTACAATACATTTACCAGCTGCTATTGTTACTTTACCGGGTTAAAGAAAAATGGGTAAACAAGATTTTACAATACAAGGTGGTTTAGACTCAACTGGTGAAACTATACATGGAATTTTAAATGTACCTATCACTATTGGTACAAAGTATGCTGCGAACAATATTGAAGAATATGTATGGACATTAAAAACACCACTTAAACAAGAAGTGGATATAGGTATTAATGATTCAACAATAACATTTGAGATTGATGATTATGTTGGAAACTTAATTCGCAGTGAAGGAAAATATGTAATTTCTGTAGAACTATTTAAAACTAATCAATCAAGATGATAGAGCTGTATCTGTGGGAACCTATAGTCTTGAAGTTGATATGATAGCCGATAGAACGGCACTCTCAGAAGCCGAGTCAGGAATGGGTTTACCAATACCAGTTTTTGTTCCGTTTGTGGCAACTATTACAGATATATCTGATAACAAAATTGGAATAAATCAATCTTGGAATAGTCTTAAATCTCAATTGAATATAACTGAAGAATTTGTAAAACCAATAGATAAGTTTGAAAATGTTAATGTAACATTTAAAACAAGTGATAAAAGAGATTTAAATACTTATTTACATTTTGGTGGAGAAAATTTATTACTTACAACAAATGTAAAAACTGATAGTGAAACATTTGAGACATATCCACATTCTGCAGTGTTTAAATTATATGAACCGTTACCTGATGATATAGAAGAAAAAGATAAAGTATACATAGCCAGAGAAGTTTTACCACAGATAACAGAAGTAGTTGAATTAAAACCATATGACCAAGAAGATGAAGACGTGTTGGTGTTACGAGTACCCGATACAGCACAAGTAGATTCACCTATAACAAGAAGGTCAACAAATTTACAAAGTTATGAAGATTTAGTTACAACAGATGTAAAGTTACAAAAAGAAATTGAAGATAAATACTTAACTGAAAAACCCGCTGAACTAAATATAGATTATTCAAATTATGAAAACTTTGTTAACTTTTCTTCAGCTGAAAAAAGATTAAAAAACTTTAAATATAAAATTGAACAACTTGAAGCGTATACAGCTGAGAGTTCTTCATTAGTGGGTATTTCAAATTCTAAGAATGATTTAGTAGCAGTTGATAATAAAATACGAAGTATTAAAAAGAATTTAGATGGCTATGAGACTTATTTATATCAAGTAAGTTCATCATATACAACAAGTTCAATGGGAGAATTTCCAGACGCCTCGTGGCCTAAGACAGGATCAGGAACATTCGCAGATCCATACAGACCTGTTACTTCATCCAATGCTTCATTTACAAATTGGTATGGTACAGTATCAGCGTCAATGGGTCAATTATATAGTGCGTCACTTTATGATACTAATAACGCAAATAGATTAGTAAATCTTTTACCAGTTCATGTAAAAGAAGATGTAGAAAATAAACAGTTCTTTGATTTTCTTGATATGATAGGTCAACAGTTTGATGAAATATGGACTTATACTCAGGCTATGGCTGATATTACAGATAGACAAAATGATTTGAGTGAAGGATTTTCTAAAGACTTAATTTTTAATTTAGCAAAATCTTTAGGTTGGGATATACAGGATGGTAAAGATTTATTAGATTTGAGTAGAGTAGGGTTTGGACAAAAACTTAGTGGTACAACATATTCACTTTATACATCCGGTTCATTGTCATCACCACCAGAAGGGGATATCTCAAAAGAAATTACAAAACGATTAGTAGCTGCTATACCTTATTTATTAAAAGCTAAAGGTACAATTGGTTCATTGAAAGGTATATTGAATTGTTATGGTATACCATCTTCTATATTGAGAGTGAAAGAGTACGGAGGATTACAAAAACAAAATCAAAGAGCTGAATTTGAAATAGCAAGAAAATTTACAAGAGCATTAAGATTTAAAGGTGAACAGTATGTAGAAACTACTTGGGCAGATGATTCTGATAGTAGTAGAAAACCAGATACAGTTGAATTTAGATTCAGAGCAGTTTCAGGTTCAGATCAAATACTTGTTCAGAAAGATACAGAATGGGCAATTAAATTAAAAGATAACGATTCAACTGATAATTATGGAACAGTTTCATTCATGTTAACTGGTTCTTTTGGATTACAAGAAGTTAGTTCGTCATTGTTACCAGTATTTGATGGTGAGTATCATTCAGTAATGTTAAGAAAATCTAAAATTGAAAATGAGATATTTTCATACCCATCATTTGAAACAGCCAGTTTGTTTAATCCACCATTTATAAAAGGTGTTGATAACGCTGAAAGAGGTGAGATAAAAATTGTTAGTAGTTCAAATGTAGCACGGTCAGGTACTAAAAGCTTAAGTCACGAAAATACATCATACGATAATAGTTCATTTTCTAAATTTTATAAAAAACCACCTAATAATATAACTGATAACATATCAGTAGCATCAGTAAGTATGGGTGATACTTATATGTTTACTGCATATGCTAAAGTTTCTTCAAGTGTTGTAGACTCTGTAGGTCGTTTAAGTTTATTTGAATTAGATTCGAATGAAGAAGTTGTTAATTGGGACCAAGAGTTTGAGTATCAATTAAAAGACGGCGGTATAAAATCTTCTGAAAAAGTTGGTTTAAATGAAACAGAATGGAAACAAATTGTAGTACAGAAAACAATGAAGTTTCCTAATACCGCAAAATTAGGTGTAAGGTTTGAAAATTTAAAACCTCGCTCAACAATTTATTGGGATGATATATCTTTAAGAAAAGTACAAACTAATACAGATTCTATTAATGATAATTTTAGTTATGATTTATTTGTAAAAAAATATGAAGCGGGCTTAGATAGAATAATACATTCATCAAAAACATCTTTGGAAATAACTGGTTCAACTTCTCAATCTTATAATGCATCATGGACAGGTAGTGGTACTCTTTATTTAGGTGGTCATAGTACGGGCACAGGTTCAGGACGATTTAATGCTTCCAGATTTGGTGGGTCATTAATGGAATTTAGATTATGGACTGAACCATTAAAAGAACAATATTTTAATATTCACGTTGAGAACCCAAAATCATATGTTGGTAATAGTCCATCTTCATCTTATTATAATTTAGTAAGGAGATTTTCATTTGATGATAATTCAGCCTTATCAGACGGAGATGAACTTAGAGATGTAAGTGCAAATCAAACTTCTACTCAAAGTGGTAGTGCTCGAGGATTTGGTGGAGAAAATACATTTGAAACTGTAATAGATAAAACAAAAACAATAATACCTAATCACGGTCCTAATCGTAGAATGGCTACTAAGATAAGAATAGAAAATAATGTATTAAGCGGTAGTGGAGCATTATTAAGTAGAAATAATAGATATGATGTAAGTGCTAATGATTTTTCACCACTCGATTCACCAAAACTTGGAATTTATTTTTCACCCACTGATGTAGTAAATAATGATATTGTTGAGTCATTCGCAAACTTAGATTTTAATCAATATCTTGGTGATCCACGAGACAATTTTAAAGATACTTATCCGGAGTTAGCAAATGTAGCTAATGAATATTTTAAAAAGTATGTATCGGGTAGCGCTAATTTTTGGGATTATATGCATATTATAAAATATTATGATCAGTCTGTATTTAAACAACTTAGTAAATTTGTACCGGCACGAGCTAAAACTCATATGGGAACACTTATTGAAGGTAATATTTTTGAAAGACCGAAATCACCCGTACAACAAAGTAATCCAAGTTTTACAACACCGTATTATAC